ATCGTGGCGACTACAAGAATGAAACAATGTATTATAGTAAGATTATGAACCTAAAAAAGACTAGTTTGGCGCTAAAGTTAAATACTATGGAAGCGTTTGTAAAACACGTGGGGGGTACAAAGAAATAAATAAAGAAGCTCCGCGTTTATTTTTCTCCATATAGTTTAGTACAGCCTAGTATGATGAATTCTACTAAATCTAATCGAAAAAAGCCATCTCAAAAAAATAGCACTACAAGAAAAAAAAGGATCTTTAAAAAAAAGGATTTTATCAGCGGAGATGGAATGCTTACAAGTGTATGGGGGCCTAGTATGTGGCATTATTTGCACACGATGAGTTTTAATTATCCAGTTAATCCCACAGAAGACGATAAAAAAAATTACATGAATTTTATTTTAATGTTGGAAAAAGTGTTGCCTTGTAAATATTGTCGCATGAATTTAACGACGAATTTTAAAAATTTACCGCTTACTATGTCGAGCATGAAAAGCCGTGAAACATTTTCCCGATATATTTATGACTTGCACGAATTGGTAAATACCATGTTAAAGAAGAAGTCGGGACTAAGTTATTGTGATGTGAGAGAACGATATGAGCACTTTAGAGCGAGATGTATTGAGGAAAAACCGACCATATTCAAAGTTCTCAAGGCCAAAACCTTGAAAAAGAAACAGAGCGAAAAAGGTTGTACTGAACCATTATACGGCAAAAAAAGCAAATGCATTATCAAGATAGTTCCTCAAGACGAAAAGACGGATACATTTCAGGTAGATAACAAATGTCTCAAAAAACGATGATTTCAAACCAATATTTTAGCGGTTAAATTATGATTTTATTTTCAAATTATATGTAAAATCATGGACATTATTGCGTGTCTTGAGATTATGGCGTCTCTTGAAAAATGTTTTATTCATATTTCAGATTTAATAAGACAGACAAATTCTGTAAAATTAGGCGGTCTCGCTGATACTCATAATGCATCCGGCGATGATGTCAAAACGATTGATATCATGTCAAACGATATAATGAAGGAATCCCTATCCAAATGTGCGTTAATCCGGACCATCGGGTCAGAAGAGGAAGACGAGTTTCATTCCACTAAATTTACAGGCGCACCCTATTTAATTTGTTATGACCCGTTAGATGGCTCTTCAAATATTGATGTAAATATTACGACGGGAACCATATTTAGCGTGTATGCGTATGACGCAAATAATAAAATCACAGATGGACGCAGCATTGTCATGTCAGGATACTGCTTGTATGGCGGGGCTACTCAATACGTCTTGTCGTACAATAACAGGTTATCTTTTTATCAATATTCTGCACAAGATAAATCGTTTTATTTGTTAAGCGACAATTTAAAGATGAAAGAAAAGGGTGCGATATATTCGCTAAATGAATCCAACAAGAAGGTGTGGACGGATGCGCGATTTAACAAGATTATCGATTTGTTCATTGAACAAAAATATGGCGCCAGATGGGTTGGTAGTTTGGTCGCAGATGCGCACCGGACTCTAATTAAGGGCGGATTTTTCGCTTATCCGGGGAACCGCAAAGACACCGAGGGCAAAATTCGGTTGTTATACGAGGCTTACCCATTTGCGCATATTTTTCATAATGCGGGCGGGTTTTCTTCCAACGGAGTCAAATCGATATTAGACGTACCTTTTCCAGACAAAATACATCAAAAGACGCCCATCGTCTTATGTGGTAAATACGAGCACGATTTGTTTGTGAACATGACTGCATAATTGTGGATAATTTTTTATAATGCGTAAAAAATTATATTTGCTTGTGGGTTGTGGGACATTGTGGGCTGTGGGTCCTCGCGGTCTAATTGCCGAAGCTGTTGTAATTAGATACCGAGGGATAAGGCAAGAAGTTGCCACTAGTAGAGGGCATTGACCCAAATTGTCCTCCTCCTCCAAAATAATTCGCGCCTAAATTACCACTTCCATAATTGGGTACCTTTTTGCAATCAAATCTGGGTTCGGGGCATCTTGCGCAAGGTGGGCAAGGCGGTGGGGGCTTGTCATCTCCACATTTCAGAATCGGTTGCGGACAAGCCGGGCAAACCGGTGGCACAACCTCTGACTTCAATATATACAAGTCCTCATTTCCTGGAGGAATCATATTCTTGGGAATACCCTTGGGCAATGAACTGCTATAATCTGGACCAGTTAAAGATTGAGTGTATGCCTCTTGATAATTACTGGATACATTCATCTTATTTGGGGAATTCGGACTGCCCATCGTTTGCTGGACATTTGGATTGTCCACACTTGGATTATACGATTGCATATTTGCGGAACTATAAGGGATTTCTTTGCCAGTTCCATCTATTAATTTTAGATTCATGTTGCCATTGCTATCCATATACATTAATGCGACAGACCCGTTAGGGCCATAATATTTCATAACTGGGTTATTTGTCTGTTGCGGTTGTTGTTGTTGTTGTTGCGGTTGTTGTTGTTGTTGTTGCTGTTGTTGCTGTTGTTGATTCTGACTTACCCTGGCTATTGCCGATACAATTTTATCAATAATAGTATCCATAGCGGCTAAACTACTCTGCGACAATAGCGATTTATTCTGCTCGTCATAAACTACATTGGTGCCATTTTTATCAGAGACAATGACAGAAAACACGCCTTCTTGATTAGAAATCTTGGCGGTTGAACCATTGGGACCATAAAACATGGTAGGAATAGACCTTCCAGTAAAATGATTATAGTTGTCTTGTTGTCCTGCTACAGAATGATTTACCATCGAACCAGACATCTGAATTGCATTAGAATGGTCATTGTTCGAAGACGATGGTGTATTTGTCGTCAATTGACTAAATATCTTTTTTGCAACTTCATCATCCTCCAATATATGTATTTTATTGTCGGAACCCAAAAAAGGTGGTTGATTTTGTTTGTTAGTAAATTTTAGATTTTTTAGAAACTTTGTCGCATTGGGATTTCTCGGTAGCATTTTATTATCATACATATACATAAACCCAAATCTATTCATAAATGCATATACAATATCTAAATCAACCCCTTCTAATAATTTATCCCCAGCGTATTCATCGCTGTAGGGAGGTAGTCCATACTTCTTAAAAAAATTAGTAACATCAGCAAGTTGATTGTAATCATGCGGATAAAGCTTATACCATTCTTCTTCAGTAACTATACGAGTTTTGACATTATCGAAACCTTCTTTGCTACTGCCTTTTAACATGTATGCTAAACCGAGAATTATAGCAACTATTACAGCAAATGCAGAAATATGTAAACTTTTGAATTTAAACCCCATCGTATAATTTATATAGTGAAAAAAATAATTGATTTATTTTTATGTATATAAATTACTATCACAATTGCAAAGTAAATGGCTCTAAATAAACATTATTTGGAAGATACGACTATACTGGAAATCGGTGTAGATGAGGCTGGACGCGGACCTCTGTTTGGTAGAGTATACGCCGCCGCGGTTATTTTACCTAAAGACCCAGCAACCGAATATGACTTTTCTCAAATGAAAGATAGCAAAAAATTCCATTCCAAAAAGAAAATTGCGCATGTTGCCGATTATATTAAACAGAATTCGGTTGCGTGGGCCGTTGCCTATGAGGACGAAGCCGCGATTGACAAGATGAATATTCTTCAGGCGACGCAATCCGCGATGCACAAGGCCATCAAATCTTGTATCGAAATCGCTGAAAAAAAAGCACTAGACGGCGCATCGCCCACGATCCAGCTATTAATTGATGGCAACTATTTTAATAGCATCACTACATATGATAAGGTGCGCGGACAAATCAAGGCCATGCCACATGTTTGTATTGAAGGTGGCGACAATAAATACGCAGCAATTGCAGCAGCCTCTATTCTTGCAAAGGTATCGCGCGATACTTATATTGAAGATTTGTGCGCGGAAAATCCTGAACTCGATGAAAAATATGGCATCCTCAGCAATAAGGGCTATGGAGCAAAAAAACACATGGACGGCATTCGTGCGCATGGGATTACCATATGGCACCGCCGATCTTTCGGGCCGTGCAAAGAATACGGCTTCTTCTAATAAAAAATATGTATTATTTATTCAAGGATGCAATTATATTTATTCTTATTAGTTCTGAATTTTGCCTTATCCAATCATAACATTTACGTTGCACCTCAATTAATTCTTGTATGCTTGTATTTTGTATTATATTAATTATTTCGTCTAATGTTGTGGTAAAATATATCGGTAATTGAATATCAAACCGATTTTTAAGATTATCATTTTGTTCTTTTGTTCCGATAATTATTGGAATACATCCGTTATACATTGCTTCATAACATCTCGAACATTCTAAATCTATATTTCCTTGCGGACAAAATGTAAAAATAGAGTTTATATAAATATTAGTTGATTCAAGTGCAGGCATAGTATTGCAAAAATAAGGTTCAATAACAGATAATTTTTGTAGTTGACTTATTCTATTTGATTTATTTAATGTTCCAATAAAACACCATTTATATTTTCGATTTGTTAAATCATTTTTTTGTCTATTATAATTTTTACCCCAACTATGATATCCTATTGGTAAATATCTTATTTTGAACATATTTTCTTTTTCATACTCTTTTTTATGTAAAAATTTATATTGTCTATAAACCAAATTAACTTTTTCAAAAACTTTAAAATATTCGGGTCTTGTACCATGCTCATCTGATAAATGTAATAATACACTAGGTCGAATATAATTAATAATATTCTCCATATAATGAACTGAATATTGATTAGAACTATATGCTAATATATCAATTTTAGTTAGTAAATAAAAATTAAAATCCGCTGGTATAGATAAAAATTCAATGTTATCAAATCTCCCATCATCTGTTAAAATATCAACAATATATTCTGATTCAATATCTGGCCCCCATAATTGTGTTGTATCTGTTATCCACGATGATTCATGCGTAAATCTTAAAAATAAAAATTTTATTTTTTCTGATTTATTAAATATATTTACTTTGTCGTTAAAATTATTAACTTCATCGTGCATCAATTTATCTACAATTTTTAAAGTTCCCATACTTTTATATAAACAAGATAATTCAATTGATAAATGTAACGTATTATGTAATACTCTAAAATGTGCAAATATTATTCGTCAAAAAATTTACTGCATTCACTACAAATTATTTTATTATGACATACCAATTCTATTTTTTTTGTTGCCAAACTTTGTACACACCTTTGTATTAAATCCAACATATTAATCTGGTGCCATTCGCATTCGCTTGGCTCACTGGTGCATCCATACATTTTAAATCCGCAAATCGTGTTATTTTTGTCATCTAGATAAACAACATCTGGTCCCGCATCAAGCTTAACAGATTTTGTTTCATCATATTTCGGCAACTCCAGTTTAAATCTTTTTTTGCATCCTTGGCATTTTCTAAAAATATCAACCTTATTTTGTTCAAGTAATACTTGTAAATGCATTTTAGCATCATTTAACAATTGATCGGGGGTTGGATTTCTGAAATAGTTGCACCCTTTTGTATTTTTATGAACAAAACTTTGAAATCTTTTTTCACCTTTTCTGAGTATCAAATCAGTGTCACATCCGATACACTTGTATTTATTTGATTTGTCTACAATAATAATATTTTCATATTTATTTGTCGCCTTGTTAATTACACCCAATATATAATTCATTTGTTTATTTTGTTATGATGGGTTGCTTTTATTACATTTTATTACACCTTTTTTGGTAACAACGGAATATTCTAACATTTGAAATTATCTTTTGAATACAGAATGACAGCACATGCAATTCTCTTGTCAACATTTTCAGTTTTGTAATATTTAGTAATTAAGGTAAATTATTAAATATTTTATGATATTACATACTAATATAGAATATGGAACTAATCTATATAGAAAGTGGAGTAAATATCACATATAATGCTGGTGAAACATATAGCGAAAGTGTCTTTGGTTTAGATAATAATAGAAATATTTTGCAGAATTTTACTTTTAGTGTTGACTTACATATTGACACCATAAACTTTAAAAATATTATAGACCAATGTGATGTAATTAATCTGGACAATGGGTTTTTATTATATTCATATGGTTATGAGGTATCATATGCTCATTATATGACTCAAACAATACCAACATTAATTGATTATTTAAATACATATAAAGACTATAAACTTCTGATACCACACCATAGATATAATAATTTATGTAAAGATATATTAAATTTATTAAAAATAGACGAAACACGGATTGAAATATTAAAAGATAAAACAATTTATAACGTTGCTAATTTTATTAAAGTTCCTTATTATAAGGCCCCTCCAGACTGGTATTTGACAGCCCATATACAGATTTACAATAAAATTAGAGAATCTTTAAACATAAAACAAAATATGCCATTAAGAAATGTATACTTGAAAAGAGATGGTGTACCAAATAATACATTTGGTAACAGCGAAACAGGAATACTTAGACAAATATTTAATGAAGATATGTTAATTGAAAGATTAAAAAGTATTGGTTTTGAAATTATTGTTCTGGGCAATAAACACATTTTAGAAAAAAAACTTATGCTAGAAAATATTAATACTTTAATAACTCCTATCGGAGCAAATTGTGTAAATTTTATTTTTAGTAATTCCCCTAAAAATATATTATATTTATCCAATGCAAATAGTTTTGGGTTTGAATATTATACTGCATTATGTGAAAATCTAAATAATACGAAGATTAATTCAAAAAAATTGTTATATTATGGAGTTCCAACCGATCCGAAAAACCAATGGAATGATAGTTTTATAGTAGATATTGAACAAGTTGTATCAGTTATAAATAGTTTTTGATTAGTTGTGAAATAAATATATAATATAACATATATATTTATTTTTTATTACCACTATGGTAATAAAATAGACGAAATGAAATATTGGAACCAACTACAGAATATTCTAACATTTGAAATTGTCTTTTGAATACCCAATGACAGCACATGCAATTCTCTTACCAGCATTTCCAGTTTTTAGACTTTCTATATCCTCTCCTTTTCCACAATCATCCTCGTCTGCGTGAATAATCAAACCTCTGCCAATAATATTTGCTTTAGTTCCCCTAAGTTTGATAACATTATCATAAAAAGTGTATTTTGCATAGCCTTTATTATTGGTACTAATATTACCTAAATCCCCCACATGTCTGTCTCTCATACCAGGACATCCATGAGTGTTTCCATATGGATTAAAATGAGCGCACATACTTGTGCATTTATCAGTTAAATCTCCCGCCTCATGTACATGAAATCCGTGCAAAGAATTTGGTTTTAACCCAGTAATATTCAAATCTATTCTAATTTGATTACTAGCTAAATCTTCAGTAAATTTAACATTTCCCTTTATATTATCGTTGAATACAGCAATTGCACAAATTGGTTTGTTAGACATATATTACGTAAACAATATATTACTATAAAACAAACTCTGCAAAAAAAATTGAAATCTTTTTCATAGTTTCATCCAATACAATAAAGATTTAGATAATTAATACAAGTATACAAATGAGAGTTTTAGTATTTGACACGGAGACCACTGGCTTGCCCAAGAAGCACGCTAGTAAAGAGGTGACCTTCACAAATGAGGTGGATTGGCCTCATATAGTGCAGTTCAGTTATGTCATGTTTAATACCCAAAGTTTAGTTTTAGAAAAAATGGTGGATGAAATCATCAATGTTCCGAACCACATTGAATTTACACCTGAAAGCGTGAAAATACACGGCATTACGCGCGCAATAAGCACTGCAGTCGGACAAGACATGGATGCTGTCTTATTGAGCTTTACCCGTGATTGTGAAATGGCTGATGTCATTGTCGCGCATAACATTGCGTTTGATATGAATATGATAAAGGCCGAATTCTACCGACTGCTAAAAAAGTCCGTACTGAATGAACCGCTTGAGCCGCCCAATACCCTTCGCGGACGAATCGGATTGGACCGATTTACAAATATGGCCATGACAAAAACATTCAGCTGCACGATGCGCGAAAATACAGACCTGTGCGATATTCGTGTCGCAAGGTCTGATAAATCGGAATACAAAAAATACCCCCGATTGTCTGAGCTTCATGCAAAGCTATTTGGTGTAGTGCCACGCAAATTGCACAACGCATTGCACGACGTTATTATTTGTCTTCGGTGCTTTTACAAGGTGACGTATGACACCGATATTTGCGCGCACAATCAAGCGATTTGCGATATGATGCTAGAAATTATGTAAAAATAAAAAAATAAAAAATAAAAAGAAACCACGTTTAGCCAAAAAAAGAACCTTATTCTATTCTTGTATTTAGTTTGTATTTTTTGTTTGCAATATATAATATGAGTATCGTCAAAAACATTGTGTTATTATGTTCTATTTTATTGATTGCTGTTATTTCTTCTCGCTTTTTTAATAGCAACTTGATGGAAAATTTTGACAATTTCAACTATGCTTTAGGTGAGTATCCGTCGTCTGAAACCGGTGCTATTTTGCCTGATACTATGTTTCCTACCGGCCAGCGTGGTGTATCCACTTGCACTGCAAATATGATTTGGAGAAATTTCCCCATTTTTGAAGTTGGGTCCTATGAACAAACCACCAATAATATACGAT